AAAGGTGATGTTGGACAGGTCAAATTTGATGACGGTGGTTCTTCAGTAAACCCTGTACTTGGTACAAGATCTTGGTCAATGTCTATTACCAAAGATACACAAGAAACAACTGTGCAAGGTGACACCTTTAAATCTTTTGTTGGTGGACTTATTGAGGGTGAGGGTTCTGCTGAGTTAGTATATGACGCTGCGGCATCTGGTGAGACAGCTACTTTTGTTGATGGTGTATTAACTACTGGTGATTTAGGAACAGCAGCTTTTGAACTTTTCCCTGATAGTGCAAGTGGAACAAAGAAAATTAGCTTTTCTGGTCTTATTACTAGCTTTGATCAAACTTCCTCAATAGGTGATGTAAACACTATTAGCATCACATTCAAACCATCTGGCACTATTACATCAGCTATCTAATTTATTTATTAATCAACCCCAATTATGGCAACTGAAAGAACAGCAGACATTCTCATTAATGCGTT